GCCGTTGCCGAGCAATACGCCCGCGATGTAATCAGCGGAAAGATTGAGGCAGGCAAGTACATCAAATTGGCGTGTCAGCGTCATTTGGACGATCTGGATTGGCAGTCAGATGATGGGTTCGCGTATCGCTTTGATGGCGCGGCAGCTACAAAGGCATGTTCGTTCATAGAGCTTATGCCGCACACTAAAGGTAAATGGGCGGCGCAAAAGAAGACGCTGATACTTGAGCCTTGGCAGGTGTTCTTTGTCCTCTGCGCTTTTGGGTGGCTGCGCCGAAAGGATAACACGCGGCGATTCCGCAAGGTGTTGCTGTTGGTGCCACGCAAAAACGGCAAGTCAGCTTTGGCGGCGGCAATCGGGCTTTATATGTTGGTCGCTGACGGCGAGCATGGGGCCGAGGTTTACTCGGGTGCCACAAGTGAAAAGCAGGCTTGGGAGGTGTTCCGGCCCGCTCGCCTGATGGCGCAGAAGCGGCCTGATATGTGCAGCTATTATGGCTTGGGTGTGAACGCGTCTAACTTGCATGTGATGAAGAATGAAAGCCGGTTCGAGCCTTTGATTGGCAAGCCCGGTGACGGTGCATCGCCAAGCTGTGCGATTGTGGACGAATACCACGAACACGAAACAGACGCGATGTATTCCACAATGGAAACGGGCATGGGCGCGCGCGAGCAGCCCATGATGCTGGCGATCACTACAGCGGGCGATAATATTGCTGGCCCCTGCTACGCAATGCAGGGCGAAGCGCAAAGCATGTTGGAGGGTTCGCGCCAAGATGATGAGACATTTGCGCTAATCTATGGGGTCGATGATACCGACGATTGGACCGATCCGGCAGTTCTGCGCAAGGCAAACCCGAATTTCGGGGTGTCTGTGGGTGAAGACTTCCTACTTGCACGCCAAAAAGAGGCGATGGGTAGCCCGCGAAAGGCGGGGCAGTTCAAGACGAAACACCTAAACGTTTGGGTGCAGGCGCGTGACGCTTATTTCAACGTGTTGAGATACCAGCAAGCAGGAGACCCGGCGCTGACTTTAGAGGCATTCGCTGGGCAAGAAGCCATTATCGGCGTTGATCTTGCGGAAAAGCGGGATTTGACGGCGGTTGAGATACTTTTCAGGCGTGGCGACGGGTTTGCGCGGTTCGGGCGGTACTACGCGCCAGAGGAAACCGTTGAGCTACCAGAGAATGAACATTTCAGGCTTTGGCGGGATCAAGGCGTTTTGATCCAGACTGACGGCGCTGTCACTGACGATAGAGAGATTGAAGCGGACATTTTGGAATGGTGCAAAGCCTTCGATGTGCGCGAGGTGGCGTTTGACCCGCTTCATAGCCGCCAGATGGCGGTGCAGCTTATGGAGCAGGGCGTGGCGTGTATCGACTTCGCCAACCGGCCAACGCTGATGAATGAGCCGATGCGCAAAATGGATGCGCTGATAGCTGACAAGAAATTACTGCACGATGGCGAGCCTGCATTCGCGTGGATGCTTTCCAATGTCGTGAACAGGTCGCGCACTGGCGACATTCACAGCCCTGCGAAAGAACGCGCGGCTAACAAGATCGACGGTCCCGTTGCCGCCATGATGGCGCTTGGGCGGTGGATGCTAGACGAAGAAGCGGCTTCGTCGCCATGGGATGACGAAGCGTTTACGTTGGAGGTCGGTTAATGTTCGGATTTGGTAAGCGTGAAAAACGGGAGGCGACATTCACGCAATCCGAGCCGCGCAGCTTTATGGAGATTTTCGGGCTAACTGGTAGCGCGTCTGTTTCGATGGAGGAGGCGCTTGGCGTTCCTGCGGTTTGGGCGGCGGTTAACTTCCTGTCCGGCACAATCGCTGGTCTACCGTTGAATGTTTATGACCGTGACGCCAAAGGCAACAAAAAGAAGGTGAAGGCAACAGCGGCAAACCCCGTTGTCGGGATGCTGCACAGCAACGTGAATGACGGCTATTCTTCTTTCCAGTGGCGGTTTGATCTTCTTTGCGGTCTTTTTACCGAAGGTCGTGGCGTTAGTTACATCGAAACAGACGAACGTGGCAGGCCGATGAACCTGTTTCCCCTCACTGGTAATATCACGGTTGAGCGCCTTTCCAATGGCCGCAAGCGGTACAAGCAGCAGATCGGCACGGCGACGAAATACTTTGACCAAGCAGATGTCATTGACCTGACATTCATGCTGAAACCTGACCTTCTGACGCACAGGTCACCTCTTCGGCAATGCGCCGTCGCTATTGGCAAGGCGGTCAACTCCAATGAATACGGCTCAAAGCTGTTCAAGAATGGCGGCTTGCCAGCATTTGCATTGCAGGGGCCTTTCGGGTCAGAGAAATCTGCTTCACGAGCTGCTGACAATATTGCGGATGCGACAAAAGAAGCAGCGCGCAAGGGTGGCAATGTTCTGGCCATCCCTATCGGCCACAAGTTGGAACCACTTGGTTCTGACCCCGAAAAGATGCAGCTTGTGCAAACGCAGGAATTTGCAGTCATTGAAATCGCGCGCATCTATTCTTTGCCGCCTACGTTCTTGCAAGACCTATCGCGGGCGACGTTCTCTAATTCTGAGCAGCAAGATTTACACTTGGTCAAGCACACCCTCAAGCGGTGGGTTGAGCAGATCGAAGCGGAATTGAACCTCAAGCTGTTTGGTCGCAACTCCACGCGCTTTGTAGAGTTCAACGTCGATGGCCTTCTGCGCGGCGATTACAAAACGCGGATGGAGGGCAACAGTACGGCCATCCAGACGGGCCAGCTTACGCCAAATGAGGCGCGGGCGATGGATAACCGCGAAGCACTGGAAGGCGGCGACAAATTGCTAATTCAAGGCGCGACCGTGCCGCTTGAAGGTCATACGGGCGTCATTGATCCCGCCCCACAAACACCAACGAAAGGCGATGAAGATGACGCTTGAAAAACGAGGCGGCATCCCCGCTGAAATCCGCGCCGATGCTGACGGTATCAAGGTTGAAGGCTACGCGGCGGTGTTTGGTCAAGAGACTGACATTGGCGGTCATTTCCGAGAGGTTATCCAGCGGGGCGCGTTCAAGGACGCAATCGGTCGTGATGATGTTGTTTTCCTGATCAACCATGATGGGTTGCCTCTGGCGCGCACGCGATCCGGCACGCTTACCCTGATCGAAGACGATCACGGCTTAAAGATCAGCACCACGCTTGACCCAGAAGACCCAGACGTAAAATCAATTGCGGGCAAAATGAAGCGCGGCGATTTGGACAAAATGAGCTTTGCTTTCTACCCCGAAATTCAAGAGTGGGATGAAAACGGCGATATACCGCTGCGCACCATCAAACAGGCGCGCTTGTCTGATGTGTCTATCGTGACTTCACCCGCATACGAAGGCACCGAGATTGCGCTGCGCAGCCGCGAGGCCGCGCGGGCAAAACCGCACCGCAACCTGACAAAAGAAATTGACGCCGCGCGCCTAAACTTGGCTGCGCGTCTCTACGAATAACGGCGGCTCTCGCTGTTGCGCCCACATCCCGCGCCTTGGGCAAGCGCCGGACCGAACGCTGTGAAGCGTCCTGATCCTTTAAATGGAGGCCACACCAATGGCTACTATCAAAGAACTGCGGGAGCAGGCAGCTAAGACGCTGACCGAGGCCCGTTCACTGAACGATGCAATCGACGCCAAGTCTACGCCAGAGCAGCGCAAGGAAGCTGAACAGGCCGTTGACAAAGCACTTTCCGAAGTCACCGACATTGAAGCCCGCGCCGAGCGTTTGGGCAAGATTGAGGCGATGGAAAAGCGCGCTGTTGAAGCTGCTGAAACCGAAGAACGCGCAGCACGCGAGGCCAAGCGCCCCGGTGTTGAAGCGGGTGAAGCACGCACAGGCGGCGATATGGATTATCGCACTGCGTTCCATTCGTGGCTGGTTTCCAAGGCGCCTGACGGCGAGCCTCTTTCCGCAGAAGCCCGCTCAGTTTTGAAGGCTGGTTTCGGCAAGGTTGAACTTCGCGCGCAGACCACAACAAACTCCGCTGGTGGTTATTCTGTTCCAGAGCAGATGATGACTGAAATCACCCGCTCCATGCTTGCCTTTGGTCCGATGTATGACCCCGGCGTGACACGCGAGATTGTGACCACAGGCGGCAATTCAATGCCGTGGCCAACAGTCAATGACACGACTGTCACAGCAGGCGCTCACACCGAAGGCGCAACGCTTACCGATGACGGCGGCAAAGACGTGACGTTTGGCACCAAGCAGCTTGACGCTTATGCCTTTGACACTGAATGGCTGCGCATCTCGAAAGAGTTGATGGATGACAGCTTCTTGGCTGTTGAAGCGTTGATCGGTTCCTTGCTGGGCGAGCGCCTTGGCCGGATTGCAAACCTGCAACTGACCACAGGTTCTGGTTCCAGCGCACCAAACGGCATCGTTACCGCGTCCGGTCTTGGCCTCACTGCGGCGGGTACGGCGGCTATCACGGCTGATGAAATCATCGACCTTGAACATTCCGTTGACCCAGCATATCGCACCGCGCCAAGCGTTGCGTTTATGATGAATGACGCCACGCTGGCGGCTGTTCGCAAGTTGAAAGACGGTGACGGAAACTATCTCTGGCAGATGGGCAACGTGCAAGCTGGCGTCCCCGCGACACTTCTGGGCCGTCGCATCGTGATCAACCAACAGGTTGAATCGCTTGCCGCAGCCAAAAAGGTCATGCTGTTCGGTGACATGCAAAAATACTTTGTTCGCAAGGTTGGTCAGCCACTTATCGGCGCAATCTCTGACAAGGACTTCTGGCCCGGTATCGGCGTTGCTGGCTACATCCGCTTCGACGGCGAACTGTCCGACACGGCGGCTGTAAAGCACCTGATCACAGCAGCAAGCTAATCGGCTTCTTGAGGGGGCGGGCAATCTGCCCCCTTTCCTAAGCTGATTTTAATGGAGGCTGATATGCAGGTTAAACTTTTGGTGTCGCGGGTATCTGCGACAGGTGCGGAAAATCGTGGCGAAGTGGTCGATGTCTCTAACGATGAGGCCGTGCGCATGATCGACGCGGGGCAAGCCGAGCCTGTGCGCTCGCAAAAATCGCCGGAGAAGGCCGTTAAACGCTTCAAGGCCGAGAAGGCCAGCAAGTGACCACGCTGCGCACCATAGCGCCTGCCACAGCGCCGGTCAGCCTTTCCGAGGCTAAGTTGCATCTGCGCGTTGATGGTTCTGACGAAGATAGCTTGATCACGGGCTTGATCGACGCCGCGACTGCGCACTTTGACGGGCAGGGCGTTCTAGGCCGCGCGATGGTCACGCAATCATGGGCGCAATGGGTAGACCAGACGCCCGGTTGGGTCCGGTTGACTGTTGGCCCTTTCCAGAGCCTTACATCGGTTGAGTATTACGATGCAGACAATGCGCTGCAAACGGCAACGCTTGCTGATTTTGAGGTTCGGCTAGACGGTGATTTTGTCATTGTGAAGCCGAAAAAGGATTACGTTTGGCCTAACGCCTACATTCGACAGGACGCCATTAAGATCACGTATGTAGCGGGGTTTGGCGATGCTGCAACGGACGTTCCGCAAAGCATTCGGCAAGCGATTTTGCTGACTATCGGTCATTGGTATGAAAACCGCGAGGCTGTTGTCGAGGGCAACTATAAATCGTTGCCCATGGCTGTTGAGGCGTTGATCGGCGTAGAGCGTGCGGGTTGGTACGGATGAAGGGCGCGGGCAGGCTACGCCATCGCGTGACGTTCAACCGTCAAGACGTGGACGCCACAGACGAGTACGGGAACCCGATGGATGAGTTTGCGCTTCTGTTCACTGCCTGGGGTAACGTGCGCGAAACCACTGGCAAGGAGCGTGTCGCGGCGGGTTCTGTTGAGAATGTCCGCACGGCGACAATCCGCATCCGCAATAGCACGCGGGCAAGCGGGCTGACCGAGGCTGACCAAGCCGTCGCGCGTGGTGAGACTTGGAATATTCGTGGTATCGCACACGCTGACGATAAGGGCGCGATGCTGGATTTGTTGGTAGAAGCTGGCGTTGCGCAGTGAAAAAATCCGGCTTTGGAAATACGAAGGCGCTCTTGAACAAGATCACGCCGGAGATTGAGGCCCAATTCGAGAAGGCCAACCAAGACAATGCGGACAGTATCGTTGATCTTGCAAAGGTGCTTATTCCTGAAAAGACCGGCAGAAACCGCGCGCTTATCCGAAGCCTGCCGGATGCTGACGGGTCGCGCCTGATCGACTTCGGCCCGAAATCCAAGGTCATTGAAGGCAACAAGGGGCCGCGCCCCTTTGTAAACCCGGCCCTAGCAGGCACGAAAAAGAAGCGCGCTGCCCGCAACAGAAAAGCGGTGCGTGACGCAATCAAGGCGGTGAAGTAATGGCAGACGGATACGCTCTTGCGCTTCAAAAGGCACTTGTGGCCGCGCTAAAGGCTGACAGCGATGTTGCCGCACTTGTAGGTGCGCGGGTCTATGACCAACCGCCACAGAAGGCCGTGCGTCCATTTGTTCGCATCGGTGGGATTGAGCCTCGCCCACTTCGCAGCGATTGCGGTACAGCGGCAACGGTTACATTCGGAATTGAGGCGCACAGCCGCCCTACAAAGTCTGGGCGTGTAGAGGCCACAAAGTGCGCAGAGGCAATCGTAGCGGCGATTGATGGGGCCGCGCTGACGGTCACAGGCTTTACGCTGGTTCAATTGCATTGGATCACACAAACCGTCGCGCAGGATGCTGACGGCGAAGGT